ATGAACGGTTTATTGCGCAAGCTAAATGTAAAACTTACACTTGTATTAACACTTATTGTGACTCTTGGAATCACTTCTGCTTTTGGGCAGGCATCAGCCAAAGAACAATGGGACCCTCAAAAACAGCAAAGAATTGCACAGGCTATTTTCGAAGCTGCTACATACAATGAAGTAGATAAAACTTTTTCCTTTGATGAATCCAAAGTGATCAATGCTGGTTTACCAAAGGGTATTTCATTAGAGATCAAAAATCATTTAGAATCATTGGCCGGTACTGATGCTGAAAAAGTGTATCAAGATCAATTAGCTGCACAGAAAAAAGGTGAAGTGACAACTATGGTTGCTCCGCTAGTAATATGGGCGGCCAAAGTATTGGCTGGCGCAGGTCTAGCATGGTTAGGTAAAAAGCTTTTAGATATGGGCGGCCATGAATTTTGCAAACGTTACAAAAACGAAAATAAAACAACCAAGTATGTTTGCAAATTCCTTTAATTTTTGAAAGGAAGTGGTTTAATTGAAAAAAACAAATTGGTTTCTGTCTGTGTTTATAACTGCTTTAATCTCCTTTGTAATTCAATCGGGATTAAGTAAATTTGGTGTTATTAACATGTCCAATATTTGGGCAGACTTAGTTAGTTGGATTATAATTTTCTTTGTCGTTTTCATTGGCGTTGAAGCATCTTTTAGGACGATCAATAAAATGAAGCATCGAACTGAATAAAGACAAACAAAAAAGCCCCTCCAATTTGGAAGGGCTTTTCATTTTACTTTTGTTTTACCTGAACATATTTCGTGGCAGCTGTGATATACAATCCTGATTTAAGCTTATACATTTTCGATCCATTAACCGTCACAGTCTTATCAATCGTAAATGCTTCACCCGGCTTTACTTTTTTGTGCTTTGCTGACCAATTCGGCTTATCATAGACCCATAGCCACCCATCAGCATTCGGCTTCACTACGGCCATTTTAACGCCCTTTGGTGTCGTTTCTTTTTTAGGGCTTGTTTTAGATGACGATGACACCTTTTTTAAACCGACAGCCGCCGCGATCCCTTCTGCGTGTCCCTCGGCCAATATATTCAGGAACGAATCCTGTTTCAGCAGCTCGGCATCTTTTTCCCGATCAATAAAAAGGTTCTCTGTCAAAATTGCTGGCATTTTTGTTTCTCTTAACACCGCAAGATTTTTAGACTTGGTCCCGCGATCTCCTGCTTTTTCTTGGATCTTGTTGTAAATGGAATCATGTACGATCTTTTGCTGCTTGCCAGTGCTGGATGTTGCTGATAGTTTATCAAAACGGAACGTCTCAAAACCCGTTCCTCCGCCAGCATTGATATGGATGGATGCAAAATAATCAGCGCCCCAATTATTTGCAAGCCTTGCTCTTTGAGACAGATCAATATAAACATCGGTTGAACGTGTGAGCTTAACTGATGCCCCATAAACCTTTTCAAGAATCGTCTTAGTTTTCTTTGCAATTGTTAGCACAAGGTCTTTTTCTTTCATCCCGTTTGCTACTGCACCGGGATCGTGTCCGCCGTGTCCGGGATCAAGCATAATTTTCTTTGTCATATTCAATCTCTCCATTCATTTTTTTATATAGAAAAAAGCCGCCGATTACTCAGCAGCTTTCTTTTCCTCTTCTTCTTTTTGGCTGTCATTTTCAATCACATGAAGTCGATCTGTGATGGAAGCCGGAATTTTCACGCCGATCTGTGCAAGGTTTTCCACGATGGAAAGCCCTTCATTGGCGATGTAAAACAAGACTGTCCCGAATGTCAGCACTCCATTTAAGCCCATGATTTGATCAATGATGTTAGCCACAATCACGACAACAAAACTAAGCATTTTCCGCACGTAACCGAACCATGCTGTACGGCTGCGTAGTTTGCCAACTTTCCACGCTTTGATGATACCCGTCAGAACATCAATAACACTTAGCAGCACGAGCAAGTCCAGAAATTTCACTCCGCCAAATAGATAAGTCTTCGCTAAATCCAAAGTTTCAAAGTTAATAAACAATTTTATATCCCCCATTCATTTGTCACCTCCTTTCGAAGGCAAAATAAAAAGCACCTGTTAAGATGCTGTTGTTCCTAAATCCACTGAAACAACTGGCTTGTCAAACTTCAAACCTGTTATCTCTTCAAATTCTGTTTTAGTTATAACTTTCAATGAAACGTATTCCCTCATAATCTCAGGCGTATAAACGCCCCAATCCCAAAATACTTTAATGTCGGCCGCCGTTGGATAAATCATGATGCCCCGCCTTTCTGCATTTGCGAAAGTTGCAGTGTAAGAAGAGCGACATGTTTTTTTAGCAAGGTGACATCATCCGGCGGAAGTGGATCAGGCTGCAAACTATCAATATATTCTTTAGATGCCGCCTCGAACCATTCTTCTTTTTTGGGATCATACTTTGCAATAAACAGCCCATCTGGTGGCTGTTTATCTGTATAGCCTTTGGGTATTTCTTCTCCGTTTTCTACATCTACTAAAATGTCTTTGTCTGCTTGCCAAATGTAATTTTCATCATATTTATACACCCAGATCATATTTGCACCTCCCACGTTTACTTTGCTTTAAAACGGACCCCAAACGTAATAAATTCATTGGGGTTTACCGTATTAGAACAAGATTGAACACAAACACGACCGTCAGTACCTATATAGGTTCGGTGATATTGTGGTACACCCGGCGTCCCCAAACTGGATGCAACACCAATAAAGTGCATTGACTGCAGAGGAAAGTATCCTTCAAGTAATGTAAACGCCTCGACATCATTACCAATCACTCCACCAGTAATAGACCCTATGATCTCCACCACTCCCAAAGCATCTTTTGAATAGCGTAACGTGTGCGGAAATCCATCTGATGATACATATTGCTTCCATCCTTTGGACAATGAAGGTGTTTTCCAAGTGACTGCAGCATCTCCGTCTGTTATGAGACGTTTCCAACCTCGAAAGCCTTGCGCATGGAACGTGCCAATCCAAGTCATATTATCAAATGATCTCGTGGCAATAATCCTTTTGTAATTAACTTCATTTTGGACATATGATGTTTCTAAAACTTCAATGTAATAGAAACTGGAATCATTCTCTACAGGCAGATTTAAAAGGTTTGCTCCCATATAAAAACCCGTTGGCAGTAAAAAAATATCAGTACCGTTTGGCAACCTTGCAACTTTACCGTCGTTAGGTGTAAGCCTGTGCAGCTGGCCGTTATTCCAATTACTTTTTTCTGATTCTGTTACGTGAATCTTTTTGTTTTCAAGGTGCGGATCGACGTATTCTTTTGCCGCTTCCAGTGCCACTGCTACTTTATCTTTTGCACCTGCAGGTGTTTCCGCGTGATCATCCGTGTATTTTTTAGCTGTCGCAAGTGCTGCATCTGCTTTAGACTGCGCGCCCTGTTTTGTTTCGATCTTTTCCAAGTCCTCAAACTTGGCCCTCAGATCATCAATCGTTTGTATAGATTCTTCGTAAAGCTCATTTATCTTTGCTCTTAACGCCTCGAACTCGTCTACATAATACTCAGTGATCGGCACAATGTCTTGATCAATGAGTGACTTTGAAATGTTAAAAGAGAACTGATGCACAGACATAGATTGATCATTTGTATAATACAAATTCAGCTCAGCTTGTACATTTCCATAATGCTTGATCTCTTGATCCGACAAAACGTACTCGGCATGACCATTCACTCTATCAACTATCGTTACGTCTCGAATGAATCGGCTGCCGTCGGCCATAACTAATACAAGTTTTCCTGTGACAGCTGCTAAAGGCAGTGGTACCCCATCTTTCGTGAGTTTGAAAATAAGCCTTGCTGTCTGACGATCCTGCGTCCAAAAATTTATACTGGTTGATATGCTTGAACTGGTATATGCGTTTACATCAAAATCAAGTGGACCGTTCTTGCGAATCATGTTATCACCTCTCTCATGTTACATTCTCGATTGTTTTAATTGGATCGACACTATCATCTTTTAAACTGCCTTCTGCGCCAGCTCCTTTAAGCCTGTTCCCAAAATGCTGAATCCGTGAACATTTGCTAGTCAAATACATTGCATACCTGCATTTCTTTCCTTTGACAGTCACAAATTTAACCGAAGAGTCTTCTACACCATCCATCAAGATGACCCCGTAATATGGATTTGAAGAGGAAGTGCGCTTTCCCGCATTGTTGATATTAGCTCCGTCAATATCAATGCTTTTTGAGTCTCCAGAAACTGATATTCCTGAATACCCCACTTCATCTAGTCGCGTGCGGTTAATGCTGACGTTTTCGCATCCAAACTCCACTCGAATACCGTTTCCTTCAATATTTTTTCCAATGCTCAGATCAACTTGTCCATTCTTACAACGAGTCAGTAAAACCCCATGATGTCCTACATTATTAAACTCGTTGTCTGAAACAGTGAAGCCTACTACGTCAGATAGATGAATAGCATGCTTTACTTTAACTCCATCTATAAAGTTTCCATTAATTTTTACATCCTCGATTGTTTGATAACCTTTACGTCCATAAACTTGTACGGCGTGGCGGTCTTTTACGTTAATAAATGTATTTTTCGAAACAATGTGCCTTCTCACTTTATTGACTCGATTTGTAGGATTCCCATTCTTATCTTGTGTATATTTCGATGTAACGGCCGGAAGTAGCAGCCTTACACCAGACGCACAATTTAAGAATGTGTTTCCTTCAATCAAGACATCTTCCCACTTGTTTCCTGAAACAGCCCATTCGGTTGTATCTTCCACAATGTTAAAAAGAAATTTGATATTTTTATACCAAAAACCATCTGTACTTGTATGTGAATCCATCGCACGTGCATAGCCGCCTAGCTTATCTGATTTACTGAAACGGCACCTTTGAACAATTATATTTTCAGAAGGGGTATTGTCATAGTTCCCAAACGCCCCAAAGTTTTCAGATGATCTCATTAGGTCCAATTGAATAGCTGCTGAAAACCACCTATCTCCCTTATAATCTGCAAACCCTGAGAATTTGACATCATCAATTAACACGTTTTTGTTACCAGCACAATCTAAACCGTGCCCTCCACACACATCACGTATGTGAATACCTTTGATAACTATTCCATCTGCGTGAGCGAATCCTATAACAGAACACTGTTCCTTATATTCATCACCCGCACTATCAAACATCCCCTGACCGTCAATCAGCAAATTTCCATGCCCCTCATAGCCTTTGGTTTGATCATCTTTGTCACCATTTACAAGCATCGACCCTACAAAGCCGCGCCGTATAACTGCACCAGCCTGTAAGGTCAAATGAGTATTTTTATAGATGCGTGCTGTCTCCATCAGCTTGTAATTACCAGGAGGAACGACAATATGCACAGGATATAATTTTGCAAGACTAAGAGCCGCCTTGAATCCTGCTGTAAAACTTCCGTACTTTTTAATAAATCTTTTTAGGTTCAGGGAAACGGCAGCTGCTTCTATTTCTTCTTCAAGTAGTTGAAAGTCATAGTCTAATCTGTCTTTTGCTGTGGGATGGATAGATGCATCTCTAGCAACTCGAATGTCTACAACTTCCTTGACATCTTTCCCGTCATGATTGAGAACAAGGTTTGTCAATCTAGCCCACATGTTGTCAATCCTGTTGGCAACCGTAAATAGACCATGCATAATTTGACTAGACAAATGAGCTTTTTTACTGTCCTTGTGAGACTGTAATTCAGTTGCATTTTTATTAAGCTCATTCTCAACCGTTTGCATGTCACCGCGTAACTGTGATTCATAGACTGAATTTCTTGTCGTATCATAATCCTTTTTAAGCCGGACCAATATTCTCACTCCTTTCAACTCCAAAAGAAAAAACGCTTCTAATTGAGCGTTCTCATCAATTGATCAATGTATCTTTTTTGCTGCTTAATCTGCCGCGCCTGGCTTACTTGATAATCCTGAATGTCTTTTCGGAAATTTGCGAAAGTCATTTTAGGGCTGTCATACGGGTTGAGGGGATTATAAGTGACAGACACTAACCTTACATCGTCCTCAAACGTGATTCCGTTTGCTGTATCAGCGATGACGTGGATTGTGTCACCTTTCCAAAAATCATCTTCTATACCTTGTAGTGCTGGCTCATAGATAAACTGATACTCAGCCTCAACAACTACATCAGGATATGGGTTGACGTGCTTTTTCAAAGCAGATACCATGTTGCTTGCTTTTTTTACTGTGTCGTCTCTTATCGGCTCACCCCAGCGCGGCTTCCCTTCGATCAAAAACTTATCTTCATCAGGATGGATGTAAAGAATAGGCTCGAATTCGTATTCAGGCTCTTTCTCCTTTTCATCCTCCGTTTTTGTATCGGTTGACTTTGTGTCACTTTTCTTAGCTTTCTTTTCTGCACCGTAACCCCATGCACGCGTTGATGTGTTTTGATCATTAATCTTCATCTTAAATCCTGGCATATTGTATCGGCTGTCAAGTGTGAAATCTACTACCTTACCCATTTTTAAATGTACATAGATGACGTAGTTATTTACATCAAGCTCTATTTCAAAATCTTCAACAATCTGATCCATTAATTCGACTCTGTTCTTTTCTCCGAAGCCGTCCTGATCTACTTCGTCAAACTCCGATAATTTTGCTTTTAGAACATATTGAAAAGGCGTACCCGCTAAGGCAAAGTCTAAAGCTTCTTTAATGTTCAGTTTCTTTGAAATTTTTTCTTCTACTCTGTCATTTACAAGAAGAACAGTATACACATGATTGGCCGTAACCTTTTTTTGAAGCACGTTTTTTCTACTCTGATCAAGCTCAATGTCTGTGATGTAATACTTTTGATGGCTGTACACTTTTTCATCTAAGTACAATATGTTCCCTGGAACAAGTAAATCAAATTCTGTTCCGTTATCCTCAGTTCGTAGAAGTGTGAAGTTGAAACTCTTCTTGCCCGTTGTATCGTCTTGCAGCTCCAACACAGCGCCAACGATTTCCACAAGCTCTTTGCCGTCTTTGGTTGAGACATGAAGCTGCCTGAAATCAATGTCAGTTGGCAGCCCGTCGTTTAATTCTACATCCTTGCCCTGATACTCTTTACTTGGATAAGAAGGCTTAGTTGGTGTTTCTGGTTCTGGTTCATCTGGCACATCATCAAAGGTGTCATATTGTGTAAGTTTGTAAGTAAAGATGATGCTGTTTAATTTTGTTGCATAGTTTATGTCGGTAGCATATCCAGCTTTTGAAACTGCCGCAGTAGCCTTCTTATAATCTTTTTCACCTACCACTGCCTTATAACGACTGAGGCGTGTGTAAAGGCTCCCCAAATCCTCAAGACTTTCAGCAAATGAAGGATACTTCCTAAATGGAGCTTGTACTCTCGTTTCGTTCCCCTTTTTGTCTTGTTCGGTTGTCCACATGAGCACATATTTACCGTTATACGTACCTTTGACTCCGAAGAGGTTATGCGCCTTCTGAGACAGGTCACTTTTTCCGAAACCACTTTCTAGGCACCCCTGAGCTATGACTAGACTCGCAAGGACATTATATTTTTTATAGACTTTCTGCGCTCCTGGCGCTAGTTTTTTTATAAAATCCGCTGCAGCCATGACAACCCCCTTTTACGGAAAATAAAATCTTGCATCGAATACAATTTCAAAATCATTTGTATTCTGAATCTCAAACTCATTCATGCCTTTATCTAAAGACGGTAGCCTACCGGATGTTTTCAATCTTTTATTACCAACAACGGTATACTGTTTCAGGTTCCTGACCTGCTGAGACTTTTTTAAATCGGCCTCTATTTTCAATCTTTCGTTATTCGTATGATTGATGATAGTCACGTTTTTTCCCTTTGCGTTTAGCAGCACATTATAATCATGCTGCAGTGGATTAATAGGTAAGCCAGGATTGAATACACTGAAACGCTTTTTGTTTTTAAAACGGTACTGCAGATCGTCCCGCCTTTGGATTCCCATTCCCGAAAACCATCTTTCACTAGAAAAATTTTGCGTGCTTAAAGATGTGCCCTTTGACTCTGCTAGTCCTGTAATATTGTTAAAATCCACTTGGAAAGATACCTGGTTTTTTTGCTTCTCTTTAGGGATCGTAAAGCCTCCGTCACACGTAACCGCAAAACGCCTCCCAGGAAGAAGATCACATGAGATGTAATACCAGAAGGGCTGAACAACGAGATCATAAAACTCATGCCTGTACTGATAAAAGTTTGTCGCGATTTTAGCATCAAGCAATATCTCAACCTTGATAGACCTTTCTTTGTACACTATGTCGCGAGGGTGCTGCGTTGGTACAAGTCCGTTAAACCTGGTCAACTGTACTAGCTCCCTCTCAATGTTCGGCGCGTCGGGTGCAAAACTACGCAACTTAAAATAGGGCAGTAACCCCGACAAAGGTTGCTCCCCCATTCCGTCTCTGAAATCAAAATACAGATCCATTATCTTTTCAGCCCTCCTTTATACGCATTCTGTTCGTACTTTTGAGCGCTCTTTTTATCCAGTATGGATGTATCACCTTGATTAAAAACGATGTCTGCTAAATGCTCACCGCCAATAATGACAGGTGCAGGATGGATTTTGATTGTTTGCCCAGCAGCACTTACGCTTTCATTGTTGGATTGTAGATTATTTGATAGAAGACTAATAAGGGCATCTAGCTTCTGATTTAAAATAGGCGTATCAATCTCGTTTCTCACAGTCAGTTCAGCGCGCATCGTATTTATTTCATCTGCTGCCCCCTGGATGTTAAACGCCATTCTATTAATTTCAGATTTAAAGGACGTCATAGCACCTTGCGCCATAGCTGCTGTGCTCTTTTTCACGTCCTGCGCTTTTTCTCCAAGCCCAATGATAAACCCATCGCCAAAGTTCACGCCTTCTGCGATGGTCTTCTTTGCAGGAGACTTAGAATCTATTGATTTTTTCAGGGATTGGATGGCGACTTTACCGATAGTCCAAGCTGCTTTCCAAATTGTCCCGCCGGTGCCTCCCATACTACGAATACCGTTAGCAAATCCTTTAGAAAAATCAGCCCCTGTGCTAGTTGTTTTAACACTGGATAAGCCTTGTTTTCCTGATTTTGCAACGGTGCTGCCTGAATTGCTGGCATTTCCGGCTTGGCTACGGATTCCCGATGCAAATTGAACCCCTGCTTTTTGTCCGCCCCCGCCATCGGTTGTTTTGGCAAGCTGTGCTGTTGCTGACGCACTTACGGAAGATGCTGCAGACGTATTGGCGCCCTTTGTGCTTGTTATTCCTGAACTGTGACTTCGCCCTTTTGTTACACCTGCTTGCGTGGCTTGAGTGGTATTTTTGTTTAGGTTTGATAACGCTGTTTGATTTACACTGCTTGCCGCCGCACTTGTGCTACCTTTTGTTGAGCTTATGCCCGCGCTAAATGATTGACCCTTTTGAGAGCCGAATGTTTTAGCTCCTGCATTGCCTTCACTTAGCTTTTGTTTTAGTGCTTGCTGTAGGACTGATCCGCTGTTAGATACGTTAACTTTTGACGAATTAATACCGTCACTAAACGATTGACCTTTTTCTTTTCCTGCAATTCTAGGGATGCCGTTTTCCTCACGTAATTTCAGATCCAATGACTGTTTTAGAATAGAACCACTCGCCAATGTATTTGGTGTAGCATCTATTAAACCATCAGCAAATTCATTTCCTATTTTCTTTCCTGAATTACGGGCAGATGTTTCGCGGTTCATCTTCTTTTCTACTTTGGCAATTGTTTTGTCTGCTTCGGAAGCAGCTTTATCACTTGCTAGTCCTAATCCTTCGTTAAACTCAATGAGGGATTTTCTTGTTTGCTCTAGCGCTTCTTCTTTGCTGTCTCCTAGCTTTTGCAAAAATGCTACCTGTTTTTCAGCCCAGCGCGCTTGATATGCAGTCTCGCTTTCTTCTATTTCTACGAAGATTCCCATTGAGTTACTTGAATACTCTTTTTGTCTTTCCAACGCTTTACCTGTTTCTAAATCTAACAGTTGACCATCTTTAGACATTTGATCAAAAAGAGCTTCTGAGCTTTTCTTATATGTGTTTAGGTTTTGAGCAAGAGACTTTTGATAGTCTGCATTAATTTTGGCTTTTAGAGCCTTATGCTGTTCAGCGTTTATTGCTTCTTTAGCAAGGGCCTCATCCATCACTTGAGCCATATAATCTCTATCTTTTTTTGCTGCCTTCTGACCTTCCTTATACAATTCAGTGATCTGATCGTTATAGCCTTTAGCATTTTTAAAAGATAACTTATTTTGGCTCTCGGAAACTCTCTGCTGGATAGCCAAAGCGTCCTTTTGATTTGCAGCAAATTTACTTGTAGACTGTTGGAAGAATGTGATAATCTCGTTAAATGTTCTGCGTTGTACTTCGTTCATATTAGACGTGATTAGGCCCGTCTCTTCCTTTAACTTCTCAAACTGCTTCATTTTCTTACGAACTGTTTGTACATCTTGATCAATTTTTCCGACAAGCTGATCAGACCATTCCTCGCCCTTTTCTTTCATTTTCCCTTCTTGATCTTCAAAAAGACCATTAAGTACAGCCAATGCGTCTGTCTTAAATCCTTCTAATTCTTTAACTAAAGAAGATGACATTTTCTGATAAGTTTTAAGTAACCTATTTGCCATCTTATCTGCTTCTTCACCTGAAACCTGAGTCAATTGAAATAGCTGTGAAGTGGCTTTTTCGCGTAGATTCACATATGATTCGGCCGCTTTTTGTGTCGCTTTAGAAACACCCTCGCCATATAGAAGCGCTGATTCTTTTGCTTCTTCCTGACGTTTCTTTTGGTTTTTCAGCTGCTCATTATACGCATAGGTCGCTACAGCAATACCGCCTAGTAAAGCCGTTCCACCAACTATGGCAAGCCCCACTGGGCCCGTGAATGCTAAGAGCGCACCGATACCCATTGTGAGCGTTGCGACTGCTGTTGTGGCACCCAGGACACCCGTAGCAAACAGCGCCGTTTTTGCAACCGTTTGAGCTGTGGCAGAATCCATTTTGTTAAACATGGAAACGATGTCTGCACCTTTGTCAGCTAGGTTCCCAAGTGCAGGAAGCAGACTTTCAGTGAGCTTAATCTTTGCCCCTTCCACAGCTGATTGAAAAGCAATGATACTGCCTCGCGCATTATCAAGCATTGTATCAGCCATTTTTTTTGCTGCACCGTCTGATTCTTTTAAGGCTTTAGTATTTTCTTTCAGTGCTTTGCTGCCTTTTTGCAGAAGAATAGCCCAATGTTTATAAGATTCAGCGCCGACAATGGTTTTTAAGGTTGCGGCTTGCTGTTCCTTCGTCATGCCCTTCATGCCCTTTTCCATCTCGGCCACTACTTCCGGCATGCTTTTCATGTCTCCGGCAGCATCGAAAAACGCAAATCCTAATCTATCAATTTCCTTTTGCGCCTTTTTAGCTGGCGTTGCTAACCTGATCAAAGACGTACCAAATGCTTGTCCTGCGATAGACCCTTGTAAACCTGCATCACCAAACGCCATGACTGCGGCCGCTGACTCTTCTAGGCCCCATCCTAATGAATTGGCGTTAGGCGCAAGGAACTTCATGGCCTCTCCCATTTGCTCCACATTCGTGTTTGCGTTAGCCGCACCGTATGCGATTACGTCTGATGCGTGCCCTGCTTCCGATGCTTTCATAGCAAATGCCTGCATCATGTTAGATGAGATGTCGGCGGCGGCAGCTAAATCTAGTTGACCTGCAGCTGCTAAATTCAACATACCTGGCATAGCTGCGTAAATATCATTCGCTTTAAATCCGGCCATCGCCAGGAAGCTTTGTGCGTCTGCTGCTTGACTGGCAGTGAAAACAGTTGTTGCCCCCAACTCTTTAGCCTGATTTTTCAGCTTTTCGACTTCTGCAGCTGTCCCCCCTGAAATAGCTTTAACTTTGCTCATTTGCGTTTCAAATGACATGCCCACTTCCACAGCATCTTTCAGTGGGAGGGCCAAGCTAGCGAAAGCAACACCGGTAGTCATCGCTACCGAAGCACCGGTACTTCTCATTTTGTTGCCAACTGTATTCATTCTTTGGCCCATTTTATAAAGCGAAGAAGAGGTTCGTTTTATTTCAGCTTCCATCTTCTGAATTTTGTTGGTCGTTTGTGTTAACGCATTTTGCGTTTTATTCATTTCAGCTGTTGCATAGTTCAACCGACGGGCAAGATTTTGGGTTTCTCTAGCGTCCTTCCCCTTCTTAACGGCTGAATCTGCATAAGCTCTTTCAAGTGCTTTGACCTTCATTTTATGCTGATCTAATTGCTGTGAAAGGGTTCTGACTTTCGTCTGTGATGTTTTCAATTCATTGCCCCACACACCAACGGCAGTCCGATTCTTTTCAAATTCAGACTTTATGTTCTTCATTTGAACGGCAATTGCTTTCATTTCCCCGTTAAATTGGGACGAATTAGAATACAGCTTTACTTTAATGTCTTTGCTCAATCCCTCACCACCTTTTTACAGTCCAGGTATCTGATCAATGTATAAAGGCTTATCCGATGCTGCAGCGTTCTTACTTGGCTTTTCCTTGCTTGCTTCTTTCCTGCGTGCAAGGCGTTTTAGATGATAAACAATGTCCATTTCGTCTATCTGATTTTGAGTAAAGCCAATGTCCTCTAATGCGTTATACATATCAAGGACAGCATCGGACAAACTTACTCCCCCGGCTCTGCTTCCTCTGCGGTTTCAGGATTCAATATATTGCTTGCCTCAGCGATATTCCCGATGACATACTGTGCAGTTGCGAAGATGGTTTTGGTCAAAAGACGCGCGTCAATACCATTATCAAATTCTTCCGCAGTAAACTTGTTTCCGAACACGTTACAAATAAACTCGGTTTGAGCACTCGTGTGAAATCTGTCAGGGTCATTTGATTCAAAGTCTTCTACAATTTCTACCGCGGTTCTAAATAAGGCACCTGTTATAAAGCTAGGTGTGGAAAATTTCTTTTTCTTACCGTTTAAATGCAAGGTGATTGTCATTGCTTCCATGTTATTGCCTCCCTATCACAAAATAAAAAAGAGCGTTATTAAACGCCCTTTCCAATGTCTACTGAACTTGTGGAATCCTCTGTATCTTTTCCCGTTGAAAACGACGCACCGTCGTATACAACTTGTTTAAACCATTCATCCGGGTCAAAGCCTTCGTCGAACTCAGCTTGAGCCTTCCAACGGTTTTTCCCCTTCTTATTTTGTAAAGTCATAAAGCCCGCCTTGAATTTTGCTGTTTCAGGATCTGCTTTACCCTCTGTCGTTTTATTTTCGTTAGCCATCAATTCAGGAAGTCCCTTTAAGAACCAGTAAAATCTATGACCGCCTGTGGACGTTTTCGCCCTAAAGCCAAAAGCCAAGAAAATAGCCTTGTCATCAGAACTGGCAAAAGAAATCCCATTTTCGACCTTGTGACCGAAAATCTTGTTTTGCACCTCAATAGGCAAATCCGCTATTTCAGCTTCAAGGTCAATGTCACCCATGTTGTTAAAAGAATCATAGACGCCGTTATCAGCCCAAAATTTAGATTGCTCTGATTTAGGATCGACCTTGACGTTTACAGCTCCTGGCAGTCGTTCAGGCTTTGCGTATTCAAGTCCTTTATCGTCGTCTTGAATCAGCTCAGCATAATGAAACATGTCTAATCCGTAGATTGTTTTCCCCATCTGTTTTCCTCCTAGAAAAATGTTTTGACGTACCTCATACCTCTGTGAAAGATTTTTGTATCTGTTTCGTAAAGGTCAACGGAATCGTATCTTCCGTAACCTAAATCTTTCATAAGACGATCTATTTGTTTCGCTATTTCTGTTTCATGTGTTCGCGTGTCTGCTTTTGAAAATATGCTTAGCTGAAAACGAACTTCACTTGCTGCGGAATGGTTGTCTCTGTACTCCTGGTCCCTATTTGTAATCTCTGAAAATACAACCCTGGGGAATGCGGCCACATCATCGGCCACAAGATTATGAAAACCACCCGTGACAAGCTGCTTTAATTCATTGTTATTTATTAACGCTGCACTCAATTCTTTCTTTGCATCAAGGCTCATTTAATAGGTGCCGTGATAATTCTTTCCATGATCTTCACAGCTTGTCCCTCCCCTTCAATTGCGCTTTTTTCAATGAATGGATGCGGCGGCATTTTAGATGTGCCCCACTCTAAAAAACGTCCTCTGTAAGCGACTTTTCTATTTGGTCCAACGGTTACAAATAGCTCACCGCCTTTTGATTCTCTTGCAGCTGAAACCGTGATGTTATCGACCATGTGATGTTGATTTTTTGAACTTTTATTCACGTTTCGTTTTTGGTGCTCTGCTATCACCTCGCCGCCAGCTTTAAGAGCAATCTTTTCAGCTTTTTCGATATCGTCACCTATCTTGTTGAAAAATCTCGTTAGATCATCAAATCCATCAATATCCATATCAGCCATTTACGCCGACCTCATTGCATGTGACTTCAAGTTGCTTCTTTTTATTTTCGATGTCGTTGAAATCCATTACATCGAAAGTGCGATATATTGGCTCTCCTGCGTCATCGGTTCCCGTTCGATGAAGAATACGCATATCTTGCGTAACGTCTTCCCGGTATCTTATTGTTATTTTCTTTGGTGACTTAACGCCTAACGCACCGGCAACAAGCGTATCTGATTTTGTGCCGGAAAATCCTTCAATTGAACCCCATGTCTCAAAGACATTTTCATAGGATTCATTCCAATTCAGCTCGTCATCCTGTACCCTTTTCTTTACTTGAAAGGTTAAGCGACGATTCAACTCGCTTATCTTCTTCATCCTCTTCTGCCTCCACATAGCGAAGTTGGGTTAGTTGATCCCGAATAGTAAAAGGGATGGATGAGCCGGAAACGCCTGACTCATACACCCCTCGATTTTCGTACCAATGAGCAACAAGCATGCCTGTTACAAGCGCATACTGTGCATTTCCTTCCACATAACGTCCTATACCATTTTTGATATATCCCTTTGCTGCAGTAATTAAGGTTTTAAGCAAGGCGTCATCTTGATCAGTATCAATTTTTAAATATTCATCTTTCAGCATTTTTAAATCCATAGAAGACCGCCTACTTATTCAGTATTTTCTTTACCCTCAATTTGGTCTAATCGAGACTCTAAATCAGTGATCCTTTTTTGTACCTCTGAATTGATGTTGTCCCATTTAACGCTACCTTTACCGATTGTTCGGGAGTTGACAGACCCATCGCCTAAATGATCGTTCTTAATAGCCCCTGTTTCAATTACTGCAGGATCTCCCTTGTCGCCTTTTGGACCCTGCTCTCCTGGATCGCCTTTTGGACCTTGTGGACCGGTATCACCTTTTGGTCCTTTTTCACCTTGCATCCCTTGAATGTAAAGAGGATTTTCTTCGCTGTTTCCTTTTACATAAACAGCCGTGATAGGTTTACCATCAGCGTCCGCCTCTGCAGATGTTAATACTCCATTACTTTCATTCAAAAAATCTTTTGCCATGTTAGATCAATTCCTTTCCTTTGTTTATTCTTTGCTCAGTTTGCTTTTCAGCTCTTTTATTTCGTCTTCCATTCCCTTGAGTCTAGTTTCAATAGACGAATTAAGATGCTCCGGCATGACGCTCCCTGTCCCGATGTTTGCCGAACGGACAGCTTTTTCAGCAAGCATTTCATGTGTCACGCTTCCTGGTGCAGATGATCCGCCGCCTCCTACACTCACTTCCTCGCCGTCTTTGACGATCTTTCCTCCTGCAAACTCTAATACACCACCAATGACAGTTCGATCCCCGCCATCAGTGGTGTAATTTTTTGTTGTATATCCCATCGTGTCCTCCTTATTGGATCGTAATTTGTCCAAATACTACCGCTTCGTCATCCCATTTTCGGACGTCTTCTCGTTCAATCGCTCTGACTTTCGTAGTATTCGTTTCGAAGGCTCCCGCCCCTACGTCTGTAGAAGCGATTGATTGTTGCTGACGATCAAATAGAACAATCGCTTCTTTTAAATTACCGATGATGATTGGCGCTTTACCCTTTTGTGTTTTCAAGACTTTGTTAGAAATATTTACAACAGGTCGGCCGTCAAAAAGTTTTTTTGTTGGATTTGTAGGATCCGGCTGCATTAAATATTTACCTTCTCCGTCTTTAAGTGTATCTAACCAGTTGTATCCGTCTTGGTTAGTCATCACGATAGATCCTGGGGATACAAGAGGATCAAGTGTGACATTTAAAGCTTTTTTAATTCCATCCAATCCCTCAATCTCTACCTTTTTCAAAGATTCAATTACATTCAAAATCAGGCTATTACGGGTAACAACTGATTTTTTTGCAAACCAGTTAGCGACATATCTCATAATCGCTTGATCAGAATCGCTTAACATTGAATTTGATAAGGTCATGATGCCTCCAAAATCTTCAATAGCATAATTCATTTTTGTGAATTTTGGCTGATCAGACTCAGGTAATTCTTCTAATTCTTCAAGACGGGCAAACGGCACCATATCAGAATTCTTTTCTAACAAACGTGATCCTGAACGGCCCGTAACTGGTTCAACCGTTACATATTGCTCTAGTGGTTCATAAGTTCGTTTAAGTTCATGGATTAGCCTTCCAATGTCTTCAGGAATCAAAATCCCGCCATCTTCATCATTTTTGCCTGACATTGCTCTGAATTCCTCACTATCCAAAAGGTCACGCTCTTCATCGGTAAGTCTTTTTCCTCTTAATTTCTTTAGAAAAGTCTTGCGATATTGCTGCTGCCTTTCTTCTTTATCTCCCTCGGCGCCTTTCCGTCCCTCCGGGTTACGTTCTAGCTCAGGCACAAAATTTTCACCGCCAGGTAAATCAGGCACGTTCAGTGATCGTCCTTCTACCATCAATTCAATTTGATTCTTAAGCTCTTTCACTTCATCTAGAAGCTGACGTGCTTCTTCTGATTTTCCTTCCGCTAGTGCTTTATTAGCGTCTTCTTTCTTTTGCGTAAACTGCTGACGCAGTTCAATTTCTTTTTTTGTCATCTTTATTTTTCCTCCTCATAGAACGCAAAAAAGCCTTACTCAGGAAGATCAAGGCTTAATAGTTCCAATTCAATTTTTAAAATTTCATTTGTTGGTGCGCTTCGTTGTTCTTTCATTTCTTCTACTTTCTCTAAGCTGCGGGCACCTACTACAGCTTCGGTATCGCTATATGCAGGTGTCGTTACAAGAGATATGTCATAAAGGCGGTGAATTCTGTTTATTCTTCGTTCGTATATGTCTTCATCTTCATTTATGCGCCACTCGTCAGGTTCTTCGCCGTTGTAATCCAACGAAAAGGCAAAAGAACATTGATTAATAACGCCGCTGCGTATATTCTCACAGAGATCACGCGCGTAAGACGTATCAGTAGGCTTAAATCTAAATTTAAGACCTATACCATCTATTTCTAATTCAAGCCGTCCTGATTCCCCTGGAACGGTGTTTCTTGCCAGAGGAAAATCTTCTCGATGATTGAACAGTGCAACGACGTTTGATAGATCAGTAGATTCTAAAGCGTTCCTGCTGATAATTTCTTTGAACCATCCCAAACGCTCGGACCATTTTTCAAACTTCAAAGCATAGCCTTCCACATATTCGGCTTGCCCTTCACCGTCGGAACGGATCTCGATTGGCGATGTGAGCAGCCGCACTTCTTTTTCTTTACTCATTCTTGCTGTCACCTCCCTTCATGGCTGAACCAGCTTTAAGCCGCTGGTATTCTTCCATAAAGTCAAGGAACACATAGTTCAAGCTAGATAGATATTTTTCGCCATGTTCGATAGGATTTCTTTCGAGTAAGTCGCGAACCTCATTTTTATTTAATATTCCTGATTCGATCATTAATTTGAAATACTCGGCTTGAGTCTTACTATCTCCGCGCAACTCACTATCAACATTGAATTTCACATAATGGCCCGCTTTTTGATCATTGTCGGTAAACAGTTTGATATTTAACTCCTGTTCAAAACTCACGATCCACGGTTGCAATGTGTTTTTTACATATTCCAAGGATTGATGCTCAATGTTTGAAAATGTGGCTTTATCAAGCTCATTGAGTTTATGCAACGGAACTTTATAAATCATTGCAATTTGTGCTTTATTGAATTTCATAGATTCTACAAACTGCGCTTCTTGCAACGGCATGGCAATAGATTGATATTCTAGTCCATTATCAATAATCGCTATGTTTTCACCCTGGTTGACCCGCAGCCATTCTTTACGGACGTTCTCTTTTGGTTTTTCATCCAAGAAAGAAGGTACTTTTAGAATGCCTCGCGGCGTGGCTTCGTTTTTATATAATTTTGCGTTATATTTTGTCGCAGCTGCTTGAGCGCCTATGTGCTCTCGTATTACACCAATAGGCGACTTACCGTGTATACCATCCGTTGATAGACCTTTAAAGTGCAGCACTTGGTAATCATTAAGTTCCATCGTCCTTCCGTTAACGGTGGTTTGGTACCATAGCCTCCCTGAGTCGGGATGGATGTATGCTTTTGTTGCATCCGGCCGCAACGGGTAAAGATTTTCAGGGAAACCGTGAGCCCCAAACTCAATCATCGAATAGGCATTTCCCCATGTGAGGACATGCGTCATCATCAGCTTTTTCCATACATAAGCTGTCATGTACGGGTTTGGACTTGCGTAAATCATATAGGCTGATGGGTGATTAGGGTTTCTGTTGACTCCTTGACTCTCTTTTTTAAAAGTGTGTATCGGTAGCTTTGCAATGTCATCAGACAATACGTTGACACATGCGAAAATGTCAGGTTGCTCAAATGAATTACTTTCACTGACTCTTTCACCACTGGCCGTTTCTCTACCTCCGAATAGATTGATCAACTGACTGAAACCGTCTATTGTTGTTGAGCTGGATCGTTTTTCAAAAAACTTATCTATAAACATTTATTTCACCTCTCTTTCTGCCGCGCGTGATTTGACAGCAAGTAGGCATAAAACATAAAAAATACACCCGTCAGAAATAGACCGATGTTCGTATTTACCCGATACGCTGCCAGCAGAATAAAGATGCACCCTCCAATAAACAGCAAGTCGTTTAGTATTAATTTCAGAAGAACAATAAATTTTTTCACTCTCTCTCACTTCCTAAAAACTGAAATTTCCTGAAAAATGTTTGTTTAAGTCAACATTTGCCCCCATATCGTGATACATGGCCCTAGCAAAAGCATTCATAACAGCTGCAGCTGGATCTATTCTCTGTGGGGATTTCGCTTTGTCTAACATGATATTTTCTTGCGCGTCTTGTTTAATGATTGCGTTATTATATGCAAAAGTTAGAAGAGGATCGTTCCCATGTATGACCTTGCCCTCGTATACCTTTTGTCTGTAATCCTTCGTAGGTAAAGAAAGATGCTGAATCCTTTGCGGCAGCTCAACCATATTAAATCCCTTACTCTCAAGCCGTTGTGCAAGGTGCAGCGCATTCCATTTGTCGTAAGCAGCTTCAATGACCCTTAATTTGTTGACGTGAGCAAATTCAATGATCCACCTTTCGACAAATTGATAATCAACCGCTTCCCCTGGTGTGAATGTCATCCAACCTTGATCACGCCATAAATCATAAGGCACTTTATCAGTAGCCATTTTCTCTTTTGCCTTTTCCTCTGGAATGAAGGAATGCTGGCCGACATAATAAAAACCATCAAGCACGCCAACCCACCCGACAGAAGTCAAGTCCGTTGTCATAGATAAATCTAAGCCAAGATAGATCGCCATTTCTTTGAGATCGGGCATTTCTCCAAAACAAGCACGCCATTTAGACATTTTCATGTAGCCGTTGTCCTTTTGATCGACCCATATATCCATGTTTTTTGTAAGGAAACTTCTCATTTTTTCGGGCACTTCTAATGCAACTTTTAGGGCTGCCCTAAGTGATTCCATTCCCTCTGGATAAGTTGCGACAATCGGATTTGCCTTGATCCAGTTCGACTCATCTTTTACGTCGTCTTCGGGATCAAGCTCACAGATCATAACAAAATAATCATCGTTTTCAATTTCAATGTCGGGATTAAGAATCTTGGAAACATATTGATATTCTTTAAAACACGGCCCGTTTAAGTTAAATCCCGCAGTAGTAATGATGATCATCAAAGGGCTACGTCTCGCAACCATCCCGCCGTAGATAACGTCATAAATCTCGCTTGTTTCATGTGCGTGGTATTCGTCGACTATTCCAAGAGAAGGGTTTTTACCGTCTCCTACCTTGCGGGCTTCACGGGATAAAGGTTTGATGATGGAATTTGTTGCGCGTTTTGTCACCTGCCCGTTAGCATCCGTATATTTACCTTCTAAAATTGGTGCGTGCTGCAGTTGTTCAAGTATCGCTTGATATACTTCGTCTGATTGCTCCCTTGACCAACCAGCAATAAACACACGGTGTTTTTCTTTAGTAGGGAAAATTTCATATGAAGCCATGAGAGCAAGCAATTGTGATTTTGCGTTTTTTCTCGCAAGCTGAATGTAAGCATTTCTAAAACGCCTAGCGTCATTCTCTTTTTTGTAAAAACCGTAGATATTAGCAGCAATGAATAATTGAAAGTCTGTAAGTTCAATTGGCTTACCTGCTAATATCCCTTCGACATGATTAAATTGCTTGGCCCATTCATAGAAATCAAGGACTGCTTCCGCGTCAAAATAATACGGACAGTCTTCATCTGCTAACCGCTCTACGTCTTTAATGAACCTCTGAACAGCCCACTTGTGCTTCTTTCCTGCTTTTATTTCGCCCGCTTGAATCTTTTCGCAATATGACCAAACTCGCTCAATTAAAAGCTCCGCGGTCATTTCTTGCGTTAGCATTACATGCGCCCTCCAAAGCGTTCTTCTTCTTTTGTCTTAGGCTTGTCTTCTTTCTTTGGGATAACGAGTTTACAGCGTGAGGAAATGGTTAAGCCTAAATCACTTGATGCTTGTCTGCATTGTTTAAATAATTTGTCTTGATTTATAAGAAGATCACTGTAGGCAGGATTCGCAATTTCAAACTTTTCTCCCTCTGAATTTTCAGCAAGGGTTGTGATCGGTGTCTCTAATAAGATTTCTGTTATTTCTAAGTATTGTTTTCGAGCAAACAAAAAACGGGCAAGCGCATCTACATCTAAATTTGTCATAATTCCGATGTTTTTGAGCTCGTCCGCTATCTTTTTGAATTCTCTTTTTAAATCTTTTGGTAAATATGCTGGTGCTTTTACTTTATCATTTGGCGCCTTTACTTCTTGTTGCCTTCTTTGCTCAATCTCTTTCTTGGTAAGGTTCTTTTTGCCCTTTACCAACAATAAATCTACGGGTTGTCTAGGCCTCGCCATCCTCTCACCTCCTTTCAAAATTTCATTTAGGGAATTTCTCGCGATGTTGAGGGATACGCGGTCTACGGCAAATCGTTTCTAGAGATTTAAGGTAGGGGGGCCTCCATCTCCTGCCTTAGTTGATCCATGTCTTTTTGACAATCCATTTGCGCTTCTTTGATTTTCTTTTTATACATTTCGAGTAACTTTTCTGATCTCGCACTCCGAAGGACAACAAACAGTTTTCTGATTCTGCTTTGCTTACGTCTGATCGCTTCGTTTGTAAAGTAAGATGTGTATTCAGCTTTACACCTCGGACAAACTAGAAGATGTTGTTTAATCCCTTCGCCAATCTTTCTAATCCTAGAACAACTTTTAATAATGAATGTTGTTCCACATTGATCACACACGCATGTTTGATTATCCATTCCCAAACCCTCCATCTTCTATAGCGGTCTTCCTGCTATGGCAGGACGTACACAGCGGCTGCCAGTTAGAAGAATCCCAGAATAGTTTTTTATCTCCCTTATGCGGTTTGATGTGGTCTACTACTGTGGCCGCAATACGTTTGCCTTGTAACATGCATGACTGACACAACGGATGTTTTGCTAGATAACCTTCACGCGCTTTTCGCCATCGGCTATTATACCCACGGCGGGACGATGACTCACGGAACAGATCATATAAAGGCTTAGATGTCTTATGCTGCTGGCAATATCCTTCGCGTGTTAGTTGAGGACATCCAGGTTCATTGCATGGTTTCAATGGCTTCTGCACTTGGTTTCACCTCTGAATCAAAAAAAAGCACCTGCCTATTTAGACGGTGCTTTTAAGTCTTATTTTTTATTGTAGTTCAAGAAGTCTTTTCAATTCTTCTATCTTCATATCCATTTGACCCTCTATGTCTTCTCGTGTGCCGAAGTGCAAGACAAATCTACTCGCAACATTATTTATTTTCCTTGTCGATGCTATTTTTATCTCGACTCCAAATGACTCTGGATGGATAAGTGTTGGATGATCAAAAACAGTAAATTCTTTGTCTTGTATATAGCTTTGTACAAAAGCCAGCATATCTTCATAGTTCTCGTGATTGAATATTTCCATATTCATTTTCCCTTCTCTCTATTCCGTATCTTCTTATCCACCTTTTCACTGCCTGTATTTTATGTGCCGTGCTTATATAATTTTTTCACAATATCATCTTAACACATAAACCGTCTACGTTTGGTCTATGATTTTTCTACGCTATTAGATTTCAAGTGCTTCAATCCCGAAGAATAAAACGCGCATTTCATCTAAGGCTGCGTTTAAATATTTATAATATGTGGCCCTTTCGATGTTCTCACTCTCGTAAATTTGTGCGCTGGTCATTTTATTTTGAGATAGGTATTTTTTTTCAAGTATTCTGTATTTCACTTGATCATTTTCTCCGCATAAATCCTTGTATGCTTTGACTTTAGACTGTATGAAGAGAACCATTGCCACAGTTTTACTGCGACTTCTTTTGATCGACTCGATACTTTCTAAGCTGATCTCTTCAATGTCTAAATCCTGGATAGACTTGTTATCTATCTCTATTAATTCGTCTTTGATCTTTTCACAATGGGCCACTAGTCCACGGTAATTTTTTAGAAGAAGCTGCGTGTTTTGAAATCTTTTGTCTTTCTTTTTATCTTTTTTTCTTTGCCTTTCCATCTGCTCGACTGCAGCAGTTGCCGCAGTTTGGGAGATAAGGGCTATCATTTCTTCTGTCAATTTCATTGGGCTGCGCCTCCTTGTGCACGTTCGATTCTTGCTTTTAAAGCTGTCATAAGTTGATCCTGCGTGCTTGTCTTGTTTTCTAGCGCTGCGGCAACATCTTCATCCATGCCGCCGCTAATAGTTAGGTGATGTATGATGACTTTCTCTGTTTGTCCTTGTCTGTGCAGTCTTTTATTTGCCTGTTGATACAGCTCTAATGACCAGTTCAGGCCAAACCATACGACGTGATTCCCTCCATGCTGCAAGTTCAGGCCGTATGCGGCAGAAGCCGGGTGCGCCAGTAATATGTCAATCTTGCCGTTGTTCCAGTCGTCCTCATCCTGTGGTGTTTTCAATTCCCTGACTTTCAACTTTGTTTTAGACAGAACATCCTTGATCCTCGTCTTGTCATGCTGAAAGGCATAAAACACTAATGCTGATTTTCCGTTCAGGGCCTCTATCAATTCCTTAAAGGCTTCAATCTTACAATCGTGGATATTTACCACGTTTCTATCTTCGTCGTATGCAGCGCCATTACACAACTGTAATAGTTTGTTTGTAAGGACGGCTGCGGATCCTGCGTCAATGGTTGACTCATCTACTTCTAAAAGCATTTCTGTTTCAAGTCTTTCATATGCCGCTTGCGCTTTATCCGTCAGATTTACTGAAACAGTGTTATACATGATGTCCGGTAGTTCAAGATAGTCTGACGCTTTCATGCTGACGCAAATATCACCTATCAGCTGCTGTATAGCCTCTTCTCCCCCCGCCTTTGGCGCATAGGTGAAAACCCTATCGCGGTTTCGTTGATCAGGTTCAAAATATCTTTCTCGGAATCCCGTGATATGTTTCCCCAACCGTTGTCCGCCGTCTAGTAAATACACTTGCGCCCAAAGATCTAACATTCCATTTGGTGCAGGTGTACCCGTCAGTCCTACAATCCGTTTAATGTGCGGCCTTACCCAGCTAAGCGATTTAAAACGTTTGGCCTGATGATTTTTAAAAGACGAAAATTCATCAATGACAACCATGTCAAAAGGCCATGAATTTTTATAATACTCAACTAACCACGGGATATTTTCTCGATTGATCACGTATATGTCTGCAGGTGTGTTTAATGCTCTGATTCGTTTTTTCTCTGTTCCTAAAGCCGTCTTTATTCTCAGCAGCTTCAAGTGATCCCACTTCTCAGCCTCTTTCGCCCAGGTACTTTCCGCGACTTTTTTAGGCGCGATCACTAGAACCTTGTGCACAGCAAAACGGTTATACTTTAAGTCATTTATAGCGGTTAATGTGATGACTGTCTTTCCTAAACCCATATCTAGGAATAACCCTAGTGCTGGCGTATTCAATACTCGATCAATGCAATACCTCTGATAATTATGTGGAATGAATTTCATATTCGTCCCTCGCACTTCGATATAAACACATCAACTCCTACGAAACTGTCAATCACATAAACTTCGTTTCCTAGATCTTTGATTCTCTTCTGCTGCCTGATCTGTGTCGGTCTTGGCTTTCTTCCAGGCGCCTTTAATTCTACAAAATAGACCTTGCCACCAGGAAGAAGAACCAATCTATCCGGCACCCCTGTGTTTCCAGGCGATTCAAATTTATATGCAACGCCCTTGATCCTTTTCACTTGCTCTCGAAGATACTTCTCTATGTCTTTCTCACGTGTAACTTTTGTCAAAGCGATTCACCTCATGTATCCTACTTTAAAATTCTTACGTGTGTATGTTTATAAATTAGGGGGATTAGGCGTTTATATAATCTCTCTAATACCTCTAATTTATCTACTTATATCTTTTTATATATCTAAGGTAGTCAAGGTAGTAATATATTAATAAACATAGATTTATAAAGGGTTTTTACTGACTACCTTCGTTGACTACCTTCTCAGGTTTGAAAGTAGTCAAGGTAGCACGTTCCATTTTCTACAAGGTAGTCAAAAAAGATGTCTTTCTAAGAGAAGGTAGTCAAGATTAAACCTTAAAAAATCCACCTTTTACGTTTCCATATGGTCCGTATCTTCGCGGGGAAGCTTTCTTTTCCCAACCTTCGATACTGCTTAGAATGTCATTGATTCTCATAGTCTCAGATCTTTTAAGGCGATTGATCTTCTCATGAAAACATTCAACCCATATTTCTGCTGCACATATTCTGTCTCGATCGACTACCTCGGTATGTTCGCTCCCAAACTCACCGGACCAGTAAATTTTTCTTGTTGCTATATCCTTCTTGTTCCAATCAGTTGGGACTTTTCTTTCTACAAATTCACGGATGATACTTTCCCACGGATCTTGTTCTGCGTGCCCTTCTTGCTGCCTCTTAGCCTCTTCTGCAAGTTCCCCTGTGAGTATGAGAGACTCGCCTAGACGCCAATACGTCACTGCCTCAGCCCAAATCTGATCAACTTCTGCAGACAGGTCATCGAAAACGCTTTTAGAAGGTGTAACGGATCCGCAATCAACGGGCCAAAATCGACGGCCTCCTGTTGCATCCTTTAGATAGTCACTTCTATTACTTGTGCCGAAGAAGACACATCTTCTAGGATGCTTTTCTGTTTTTCGTGCATAAGCAGCGCGGTATTGATCTTCTGTTCTGCTAAGGAAACCTTTAATTGTATTCAAATCAGACTTGTTATAAGCGCTCATTTCTCCGATCTCCATAATCCATTGACCCTGGAGTAATTCTGCAGCTTCTTTACCTTCGAATGTTTCTAAGCTATTTGAAAACCAAGACTTACCTAACTTCTGTACAAATGTTGTTTTACCTAAACCCTGTGCCCCAGTGAGAACAGGCATCGTGTCATACTTACATCCAGGCTCCATCGCCCTTGCCACTGCTGCAGTAAATGATTTACGACTGACAGCACGGTGATAAGGTGTATCAGCGGCACCCAAATAGTCGATAAACAGCGTATCAACTCTTTTAATGCCGTCCCAGGACAAACTATTCAGATAGTCTGTAACAGGATTAAATGCATGCATAGCGGCACATTGATTTATAGCATGATTCAATTTATCTTTCGATTGAAACCCAAGTATTTTTTCAAGGTAGATAATCAACCCCGAATCATCTTTCTCAGACCAGATGAAATCGCCAACTTCCGCATGTCTTGGAGCCCACGGTAACGGCGCAACACCTATCAACGAATCTGAAAACTGATCTAGTTTAATCCTTCCTTTTAAGTTCGCTTCGCCTTCTAGCGCCGTCAAAATATTCTCGATAGTTTTTAGCGGCTGCCCTGTCGAAGCGCTTATTTTCAACTGTTGAATCCAGTTTAAATCTTCTTCTGCAGCTGCTGGAAGATCGTGACCAGGAGATCCAAAATCACTCACAGCTTGTTCATACCGTTCTTTGTTTAAAATGGCTGCTACTCCCACATCATTAAGAGCAAAAGAACTCATCGCAGTGAATGAAGGCAGTCGATTGATCGGAGTATCAGGTTTTGCCTCGTCATCTTGCTCACCAAATTTGTGGAGCCGCACTAAATCAAAAGCATTTACTAAACGTCCGCTGCAGGGATCCGTAGCATGATGAGAGTATAAAAACAGCCCATCATCATATATAACTGCTCCCCCTACCGTGGATCCGTCTATAAATGTGTAACGGCCGCTGCCATCATCAACGGATGTGTATACACCAGGTAAAAAAGTTTCTATGGCAGAATGGATATCGTATTGCCTACAAAAAGCACCAACCACACCAGGCTTTTCCGTGGGATTTCCCTGCTTGGCTGCAAGACGTGCATGACTTTGAGTTGCGCCAGGTACTTCCGGCCATTCTGCTATGTCTCGCCAATTCTGATAGGTTGACAGCAGCCCGTCAAGATCAAGAAAAGGCTTATCCCCGAATTGATAGACATATACACCGTTGGCGCAGATAGAAGGCCAATACATAAGCCTAGAAGCTTCAAACGTAGTGGGATCCGCAAAAGACATTCCGATGATCGAAGCAAGCTTTCTAGCTGCTGGTTCATATTCGTCAGCTGACGCAGTTCGATTGATAGGAACAAGCACCCGTAAACGCGGGCGCCCTTCTTCGTGCTTCCTGGTCGAATAAACGGCGTATGCACACCCCAAACCATCTAAACGGCGTAAAATATCAGCTGATCCACCTGCAGGTATGTTGTCGAGATCAAGCGTCAAGATGTCCCTTCCTGTGACGTTTGAGGCTTTCCGTCTATTATTTCGAAGAGTCCCAGCAACGAAGCCCCCAACGTCTTTCAATTCATCTTGGCGCGTTTTAGGAAGCTTAAGGTATTCTTCTAAAGTTTCTGTGCCTCTGACAGCTGTACGCAGCTTATCGACCATTTCCGACCAATACAAGACTTGCGGTTGCCATTCTGTGGCTTTCCGGCTTCCTGCTACAGATATGGTTATTTGACGATCATGTTGCATATTGCCACCTACTCAAAATTTAATCTTCTAACGGAATGTCGATTCCATAATTATCGCTATGGTCTTCAATGTACTCTTTCAGAAAATCATCCATTTTATCAAAGAAAAACATGTCATCTTCTGCATTAAATATGAATTTTTCAATGTCTTCTTTTTTTAAACCTAGTTCAGCTACCGCTTCACCGTTTTCTAGTTGGTATTTCATGAAAGCTCTGAATGCTTGTCTTGGATCAATATTCATTTCCGCACCTCAAATGAAGGCGTATAAATATGTCCTTTAACGCCTGTCCAATTTTTATTTCGGTAGATTGTCATCTTAATCCGGTGCGTGCCAGATGCATGATTTACCGTGTAAAATTCCTTTGCTGGTGTGGCGTTCTTAAATGATCCGACCAAGCTGAACCGCTGATCTTTCCAGGCGCTGCCTACACGTTTTTGCAAAGTGAAACGATAATAGACCGTTTCATTCCCTGTTTTGCGTGCTGTCACGTCGATTGATTTAGCTCTCGGCGTGTAAGAATTGGCATCCGTGGATAGGTTGATAGTGTGTCCGGCTACTGTTTTGTATCCACTTGTTACAGCTGCAGCAGGAGGCGCACAAAGCACCGCAGCTATTAAAATAAATAAAACGATTAGTAGTTTTTTCAAAATAAACACTCCTTTAACAATTTTCTTTTAATAGATCCATAGCTTGCTTGAAATAGTCCGCCTCGTTTTTATACGAACTTTCCAAATAAGAAGAAATAACGTCTTCTAAAGCTTCCAATATTTCCACGCCCGTTTTCAGACGGCTTATACGCTCTCTAATCGCGGTTAAGTAGACGCTCTGATCATAATTCTCTTGCATTGCATGATCGCAAAATTCTGTTGAAGAACACGTTTCAGCTGTAAGAGGGCTTGAATATTTTTGTGCCGCCTTCTCCAGCTGTTCAGCCTTCACAAGCCCCCTGTAGGCTTCCACCTCGCCATAGAAAGGGTTGTTCAGTTGAATTTGAAGCGCTATCCGTTCTTCTTCACAAGATGAGCAAGTACATTTTCCGTTAACGATCATTTTCTTTTTCTCCTGTGAGCTCCGTGAGTATCAAAGCCGCATCTTTTACAAAAACCAGCCTGTTCCTTGGCACCCCAGTGAATTAATGTGATTTCATAGACGGACCAGTTATGCCCCTTGTATTTGCAAATCAACTTTTTAATAAAGTTCAAAAGAATCAATCCTTTTTGTAGTATTCTGTTACAAATCCATCTGCAGCAAGAGGTAAACCAGGAGCCCATGAAATTGGTTCACTCATAAGCTTTACTACAGATTCAAGATCCGCTTTTTCAGCGGGTACATCTAAAACAACCTCGTCATGTACATGTATCACCGTTTCTAATCCCGCATTTTCAAGCCTAAAGAGTGTTTCAGCTAAACAATCCCTGGCTATAGCTTGTACAACGTTCTCCGTTATTTTTCCGCCGTAGGTGTTGACCTTCCCCCATTTTTTCGTGGTTTGATCCATACCGTAATAAAAGATAGATTCTTTGCCGAAGTCATTAACCCCCAAAAAAGGTTTTGCATAATAAAGCTTTCTTCCACTCGGAAGGGTTATAGATAGAAAATCCAAACCGTTTTTTATATCGCTTTCCCTGGCAAAGACTAATCCCCTAACGCCTACAGCTTGACCGTTTCGCATAACTGATAGCGCAGCATTTTCTAATGAGTACCATAAATCGACTATACGTTTATTCGATGATCGCCAGCGTCTAACGATGTCCGGCAGCTCATCTTCTGTCAGGCCCATTTTTAACGCTCCCATACTAATAAGAGCACCGGATCCACCTTGATACCCTAAAGCCAGCTCTGCAACCTTGCCTTTTTGTCTCAGCTCATATTCAGGATTACCTTTTGAGATCAGGGAGATATCAACACCAAACATTTGAGATGCCGAAGCTTCATAGATTCTGCCGTGTGTATTAAAAACATCTAGTCTCCAAGATTCACCTGCAAGCCAGGCAATTACACGGGCCTCAATCGCGCTAAAATCTGAAACGGCTAGTAAATGCCCTGGGCTTGGTATAAAAGCCGTTCTAATAAGCTGAGAAAGCGTATCAGGTACATTTCCGTAAAGAAGTTTTAAAGCGTATATGTTTTGAGCTTTAACGTATTTTCTAGCCAGGCCCAATGTTTCGATATAATTTCTCGGAAGATTCTGAACTTGTACAAGCCTTCCAGCCCATCTGCCCGTGCGATTCGCTCCGTAAAATTGTAAAAGACCTCTTACTCGTCCATCTTCACAACGCGCGGCTGCCATCGCTTGATACTTCTTAACCGACGTTTTAGAAAGCTCCTGTCTAATCTCGAGCACCCTCTTAGATTTACCTTCTAGGGACTCGATGAGCTCTGAAACCGTAGCTTTTTGAAGGTTTTCAACCTCGATGCCTTGATCACTCAACCACTTCATGAGCTGTTGAGAGCTGTTAGGGTTATTGAGTCCTGTTATCTGAATCGCTTCGTTCATCAACTCATCAGTCGATCTATCACTTATAGAAAGGGCCCCGTCTACGAGATCAAAGTCAACGGCAATTCCTTTCACATTAATAAGTTGATCCAGCTCCCATAAATTTTGTTCATATGCTGGCGGCTGAAAATGCTGCAATTTACTTTGTACAGCCATTTCAACTACAACATCCTGGATACAATAACTTTTAAAAGATTCCCATTTTTCCGGTTCGTGGTGCGGATATGTTCTAGTTCTCCCGCCGTTTTTCTTTGAAGGTTTTGTAGGTGTACAAAACAATTTAATAAGCGCATTTCCAATAGACATTTTACGTTTATCATTCGGCAAACCAAGTGCTTTCGCTGTTGCCGCTAGACCTGCAGTGTATCCACAATACAAACCGTGGAACATGGTGCAGCGCCACTGATTTACCCACTGTTTAGGATCTATGCCGAAATATTTGCTTAAACAGTACCACTCAAAGGCAGCGTTATAGGCATGCTTAATGACCGCGCGATCGGAAACAGCAGATTGAACATAATCAGGAATTGTTTCACCCTGGGCTAAATCTACAACTTTTGTTTCCCCGCCGTTTATTGAATATGCAAATAAGAGAATTTGAAAGTCAGGAGACTGCACATATTTGTACAGTCCTGCCTTTTTGATGTCTACACTGCTATAAGTTTCTATATCAATGTTTAAAGAATGAATCATTGACCATACACGCCGCCAATAGGCTGGCCTGTAATGGGATCAAATTGCTGCATTTGCCCTGGTTGTTGTTGCGGTGCAGCATATCCAGGTTGAGGCGTTTGATATTGTCCTGGCTGCGGCTGTTGAAATTGCGCGCCCTGTTGCGGCTGTCCATAGTTTTGCTGTTGGCCATACGAAGGCGAAGGCTGCGGCGCGCCCCCAAAATCATCTGTAGCGGCAGGTGCAGCAGCGCCAAGAGGCTCCCCGTCTCGCGTCTTTTGAACGTTTGTACTTAAATAGCAACCGATCCCCTTTTTACCCTGTGCAGCATAAGGGGCAAAGTTTACAGCTACACGTCCATACATTCCGCTATAGACTTCTGTTGGATCGACAATCGGATTGAGATTGATGTCTACAATCTTAGGAGGCTGATCCACTTTTGATGAAGCACTGAGAACCCAATGCCCTTTGCATTCTGCTCCGAATGGTAAACCATCGGAAGGCTTAACGCCGTCACCATCATATATAGGAATGGCGACCATAGGAGGCACAACACCGTTCCATTTCTTTTCTTTACCTTGCAGCTTTGCTGCCTCGATCGCTGCATCAAGTCTTTGTTTTGTGTTTACGTCTGTCTTCGGAATAAGCAAAGTAACGCTGTATTTTTCTTCTCCTCCGTCATGTCTAGCTCTAGGGCTTAATAAATTGACATAGCTTAATCTTGCTTCACCAGTTACAACGCGAGTAGGGTTATTGTTTGACATAATTTCATTTCTCCTTTTTCCGTATGAATTATTTTTGGAGGGGATCCCCCAATTTCCTGATAAGAATTTATTAAGGTGAAAATCCGATATATCACCCATTATTTTTAATCAGCCTCCGCCTTTAACTAAAATCTTCCGTAGCAGCAGGTGCATTTGTAACGGGTTGGCGCTTATCACTTTCAGGAACGAGGGTAGGCTTGCCCGTTGACTTCACTACTAATCCCTCAGCCTCTAGTAAGTTTCTAAACTCTTCTTTTCCTATAGCTTTCTCTAGTTTAGAAACAGACAATGGAACACGATCAAAGAGCATAGATTCATCAATCCCGTTATTTTTCAAGTGATCAAAAGCTTTATCTATATCAGAAAAACTTCTTGACCCTCTCCCCTCTACAGCTTTCCAGCCCGCTATACTTTTACCTTTTAGCGATTCGGCTAACGCATACTCTTTGAGAGCTTTTACCCAGGACTCTACATGCTGGCCCTTTTCAAGCATCTGTCCGACTTCTTCGTCTGTAAGTAGCGGCGGTTTCAAAGATGTAAAATCAGCCAACGCGCTAAATTCTTCGGCGCGTGCTCTACATTGCGCCTTTGCTCTGCAGAATTTACAATGTTCACCTGGGATAAACTCTCCCTCTCCGTCGAAAGCTTTTTGAGCAATGGGTTTGATCTCTTCACCCCAAGCAAGAAGATCTGCTACCGAAAGATCAAATTCAGAAACATTGTTTAACCGTGGCTGAATAATTGCCAATTTAATAGACTCGATGGGAAACAAAAAACCATATTCGACATAGGCACCCAGCGCGTACAATTTCATTTGTGAATTGCTTTCAGCGCTTACGGGAACACCTTTACCGTATTTAAAGTCTGTGATGTACAGCGTATTCCCTCCTATGATTAGGCAATCCACTGTACCGAAACCTTCGGGAGCATAGGCGCTATAATCTAATCGTTTTTCTACAGCTACATACGGCGGCGCTGTCATGCTTATAGTTAGCTCTTTCAAATAATCAAGATATGAATCAGTGTGTTTAAGCATTTCATCTTGAAAAAGTTCATGCTTCTTCATCTTGTTAAGTCTTCGAGTAAACGTGCTTTTTGGCATCGGCTCTAAAAATTGTTTTCTAAGCTTTAATTCAGCTATTTCATGTGCTAGCGTTCCCTCTTCGGCATATGTTGAAGTAGAGTCTGGAAACTGTTCTTCAAGTCTTGCGCTAGGTGTGCACGCTAGCCATCTAGTCGAACCGCTGGCCGACAATAGTGCATGACTTCTTTCAGCATGCGCGATTTTGCTCATATCTGAGCACCCAACTCACGTAATTTAGTTGCAAAGGATCCGTAATGTTCTTGCGGCAATTGAGTCAAAGCTTGTACACCGAACGAAGCTAAAAGGCTAACAAGTTCATTCGATCTTCCTGAATCAAGTAAAGAAGATGCTGCAACGGCAAGCTGATCCTGGGTATAAGAAACGGTAGCTGTTGGTACAGTTGAAGTATTTGGCGCCTGCTGCCCTGGCTGCGGCTGCTGTTGGTTTTGTAAAGGCACACCTGTTGGCACGCTGTTTTGTTGTTGCGGTTGTTGCGGTTGTTGCTGTTGTTGCTGTTGTTGCTGCTGTTGCTGCTGTTGCGGCGGTTGTCCTTGAAGAGGCGTAATCTTCATACCTGCCAATGCTGCAGCAAATTTTTCTAGCGCTTCTACAAGACCAGGTGCTTCAATTTTTACGTTGATATTCATTTGTAAAACCTCCGAATTGTTTAATGTGATATAATTTCAATGAGTTTTTTGTTAAATTGTCCATCAGTTGCCGCTGATGGGCTTTTTTACGCTTTCGACGTTAAGACCTTTCTCGGTTAAGCGAGATAAGACAGATTCAAAATCAATCAGTTTATCAGAAGGGATCTCCATACGCTTTAAGTCCTCGCAATTTAACACGATCAAAGAAGCTACTTCTATGCATGATGCAAAATCATTTTCATCAATTGCTGCAGCGAGATCGTTAATTGAGCGTTTAACAGATTCGATAAGGCGGATCGCTTTTTGTTGATCGCTTTTGTAAAAATCCAATTTGATATCCATGAACCATTCACCCCCTTTCAGGCTTGCCACTTAATTTCAAGAAAAGTGCATGCGCTAAGACAAAATCATTCGCGTCACCACTGATAAAATAAGGTTTTGATAAATTGCAGATTCTTGAAACCTCGGAACCTTTGCACATTTTGCTTGCGAAGATAACCCTATTTACTTTCATGAAAACACTTCGCTCTCAATAGATTTTAAAAATTAACATATTAAGCATTAATTTTGTATTTACTTAAATACAATAATGTGGTATTATTTCTTTGTTAGTTGGTCTTGATTTTGTAAGATTTTCTCAATCGTAATTTCCCATAACACTGTGATTGGCTTTGATCCTTCTCCCCAATGGTTAAGGATCTCAATCGCAGAAGTAGGATCTACTTTTGAAAGCTCACTTAATTTGACCGGTAGGTAGGCATTTTTATTAACTACGTCGAAATCAATAGGCAGACCACACAAAATATTCACCCCCTTTAAGACAAAAAGTCTTAAAAAACACTAAAAAAAATTAAGAAACTGTGTCATAATAAGATGCATAAAACAAATACTCGACTGACACACCGTAAAGTTTAGCTAGTTTTAACTTGTTTTCCTTAGAAGGTTGACGACAACCATTCTCCCAAGTGCTTACGGTTGTTTGATGCACCCCTAGCAGCTCAGCAATTTTAGATTGACTGAAACCTGCTTTAGATCTTAAAAGTACGAGATTTTCATTCATCACTTGAACCACCCCCTTTAAGACAATTTGTCTTATTTATTTGGTGATTCTTATTATATAAGACAAATAGTCTTAAAATCAACAGGTTTTTTACATAAACTCATAAATATTTTTCTTTTATGTACTTAAATCCTTGTCTGACAAGGGTTAAGGAGGTCTATGAATTGGAGCTTAAGGACAAATTAAAACACCTAAGAAAAGAACATAAGATGAATCAGGCTGACCTTGCAGAAGCGCTCGGCGTTCACCAAACTTATGTTTCAGCTATAGAGAGAGGAAAACAAAAACCTGGACGGGAAACACTTATTAAATTGTCTAAGATTTTTGATGTCACTATTGACTATCTAACTGGAACGGATACCAACGATAAACCTAAGTACAGTGAATCAGAAAAACAATTTGTGTCTGAATACACAAAGCTGTTTCCGTCTGAACTTTCTATGAAAGTAAGTGAAGTCGTTGAAAATTACAAAGCAGATACGGATGAGGCCGTTCTAACTAAAGAAGAAGCTGAAGAAGCAATTAAATATATAAAATATCTGCTATCACAGAGAGAACAAAAATAGCTCCTTGTTTTTCAAAGGGCTATTTTTTTAAGGAGGATTTACGTTGAAAGCTGCGCTTTACTACAGAGTATCCACCCCAGGACAAGCCACAGAAGATAAATACAGCCTAAGATCCCAAAAAGAAGAACTGACCAAATACGCAGCGTCTCAAGGATGGACTGTGGTTGGAGAGTTCCAGGATGTCGGCAGCGGTGGCAAGCTAGAGAAAAAAGGACTTAACCAATTACTAGATTTTGTCGAAGAAGGTAAGTGCGAAGTCGTCTTATGCATAGATCAAGATCGGCTTAGCAGATTAGATTCACTTGGATGGGAATTTTTGAAATCAACCCTTCGCGAGAATCGTGTAAAAATAGCGGAGCCTGGATTCATTACAGATTTAGACAATGAAGATGATGAATTTATTAGTGACTTGAAAAACTTAATTGCCCGAAGGGAAAAAAAGAAAATAGTTTTAAAGATGATGCGAGGCAAAAGACAAAGAACGAGAGAAGGCAAAGGATGGGGCAAAACTTTTTGGGAATACAATTACGATAAAGCCACTGGTACTTACTCTATAAACGAGGACTGGGCTTGGGTCATTCCCTTTATAGATAAGTTGTACATCGACAAGAAATACAGTTATAAAGCAATTGCAAAAGAGCTAAATAAGATAAGCCTTACGCCAACAGGTAAAGCATGGAACAGTGAACTGGTAGGAATTAGACTTAAAAGCAAAGCATTTCACGGCGTGCTAGAAAAAAACTTCAAAAATGAAGGAGCTATAAGCGCTGATGTTCCTGTCTATCCTCCCCTTCGCACTTTAGAAACTTACGAAAGAATTTGTAAGTTACGAAAAGAAAAATTCAAGAGAAAAAAAATTAAGTACCCACATTTCTTGAGAAAGGTACATTTCAAGTGTGCTGAATGTCAAAGAAAACTAAGCATAGCACATTCTAAAAACAGCTATGAAACCGAAGGATATTTTTACCTTGCTCATGGCAGACATATTGATTGTAAGGTATCAATCAACAGTATAAGATTTGATAAAAACATAACTAAAGCTATAAAAGAAATCTTAAAGAGCGAAAGCATGGCGAAAAAATATGTCAAGATAGACCATACTCAGAAGGATCTTGAGGACATGGAAATGCAGGTAAAAGCTGAAAGGAAAAATTTAAAGAAGGTTTCAGAAAAAAAGGATCTTCTGCTCCCTCTCTATCTTGATGGAAAGTTTCCAAAGGAACAGCTAGATAAACAATACTCAATGCTTGAATCACAAGAGGATCACCACTCAAAGCAAGTCCGATCACTCGAAGAAAAATTACACCTTATAAAATCTAAAATGTTTAACTATGATCTTATCACCTCTTATCTTTCAGTTGCTGAAAGATTTGAAAGTTTACTGACAGTAGAAGAACAAACAGAAATGATTTCAACCCTTTTTCCAAAAGGAATAGTTTATGAGAAAGAAATTCTTTTAGAGGGCTTTTTATCTGAAAATGTACCGATTGAGATTGCAATTCCAATAGAACCTGATCCATTCAACGTCAAAAACAAATGGGATCGAGATCCAATAGGCAGATATAATAAAATTCAAGAATATATGAACGAACATCCTCACTTGACTCAAAAACAGATAGCAGAAGCGCTAGATATAGCCCCTAGTACAATCGTCAGACTCAGAGATAAATTTGGAGAGTATAAAAATTATACAAAAGTGATTAACCATGACCCTAAAGGAAAAGCAGAGATTTTAAAAGAATACTATTTAAAAAATCCCGAAGCTTCATTAAGAAAAACAGCGCGAGACACAGGCATTTCAACCACTACAATACGCAGGATTAAGAAAGACTATGGGATTTAG